TCATCGTCCCAGCAGCATAGTTCCATTCAAACGGAATGATAATATTGTATATCAGTTTGGGGGCCGGGAAGACATGATGCCAAACATGCCTGTCATGTTCTCTAGTTCTGAACAAGATGAAAGAGACGCCGAACTAGAATATTTGGATAAAGAAGGTTGGAAAGTTCTTTAAATAATAATATGTCCAATTTATACGATCAGGCGATGTTGAATAAAACGCGTCGCGACAAATTCATCATGGTGGTCACACCTCCTAATTTTTTAAAACCATATTTGAATCAGTATGAACGCAACAATCGAAACGTTAATTTGGAAAGTTTTCAATTTTCGGTTTATGGTATTGTTGTACCCACAATCAAGCTTCCCGAAGTCGAAACAAAATATGCCGGTCAGGTCATGAAAGTAGCCAGTTATGCCCGTCCTTCTTATGAAAATGTTACCATTAATTTCACGGTGGATAATTTATTCAATAATTATTGGTTCATTTATTCATGGTTAAAGCTTATCAATGATGACAGATTGAGCATACCAAATGCTCGGGAAAACCATAGTGATCCTAAATTAGAAGATTACAGCACAACCATAACCGTTTATGGATTAGATGAATATAATAATAACAAAATAAAGTTTGAATATACCAAAGTGGTGCCTGTTGAATTAGGACCAATTAATTACAATTATCGGGATAGTTCTGAAGCAGAAAGCACCTTTACATTCAGTTTCTTCCAGTTCTATGCAAGTTTGATATAAATAAAGGCAAAAAAAGTTCCTAAAAAATATAAATAATTTATATGCCAAAGCGTACAATTCAGAGTCCCGGAGTTGAAATTAACGAAATTGACCTTTCCTTGCGGCCGGTAATTAACGTTCCCACAACGGTTTTGATTCCCGGTTTTGCTCCTCAAGGTCCTATTGATGAAATTCTTCAACCCTCTAGTCTGAGCGAATTTGAGCAAATTTACGGCAAGCCCACAAACGCCGCCGAACGCTATTTTTATCACACAGTCAAAGCAATGTTTCAAAGTCAGGCTGAAATTCTGGTCAGCCGCATGCCCTATGGTAGCGGAAGTGGCGCTGGTTTCACTGATTCTTACTCTGCTTTGGTCTACCCTGTTACAAGTTATCAAGGCACATTTTATAGCGGTGATCAGCTTGTATCTGCAAATACAGGTGCCGGTCTTTCTGCCGCCCATACATATTTCTTTGGCCAACCTACTCAGATCGAACTTAATGCAGAAGAATATCAAAGCATTCTGAATGGTGATGCTTTCACTAGTTGGAAAAACCAACCTTCGCAGTTCTCCTTTACTAGCACTGGTGCAAGCAAGCTGACACAACTAGCCAATGCTGGAATGATCATTCTTAACAAGGCTCAAACCAGCATCAATCAAAAATTTGAAGGTTATTATTTTGGTGCAATCGACAACACCAACCTGAATCCGGCCACTCAATTTGACGGTATCAATCAAGTTCAGAGCTTGGATTCCAAGGCAGGCAGTACATATAATTTCGTACGAGTTCCTCGCACTCGTTTGAACTTCCCTCTGAGTGCCACCCAATTTGGTCTGGGTAATAGCGTCAGTGAAGTGATGGAAAACATCCCGACATTTGATATTAGCACCCGCCAATTTGACGATACACTTATTGTTGGATTGTTTAAACTGCGTCAGAGCGTGTTTGCTCCGGATGTCATCACACTAGATTATGTTCTTTCCGAAAGCTACACAGGTAGCTTGGATTACTGGCGTCAAATCAACAGTGAAGCTGGTGGTCCTCCTGTCACATTCTTCCTCGGAACACGGGAAGATGACAGCCCCAACATGTCGGTTCTGATCAATCCTTATATCACAAACCGCAATACACAAACATGGCTGACCAGCGCAGGTGTTCCAAAGAAAAAGGTTCGCATACTGAATCCGAATCTGGCAATTCCTTACAACAGCGATGGCTTTGTAGATACACAACAAACCTATGAAACCCGTGTGGGGGCTCCTAGCGGTATAGTGTCCGGAATGTTGAATGACGGAATTCTCCGTCGTTCCGACGCCCTATACAGCTTCGGGGCTTTCGATACCACTGTTGCTACAGCCAAGTTGATTGGAAGCGTTCCTACAAAACTGGAACGAGTCCAAACACTGTTGGAAAACCCAGATCTTTACAATCTGAGCTTGTCCTTGGAAGCTGGTCTTGGAACAATCTTTGCCGCCGCCCAATACAACAAGAGCGTTCTAAGTGGTGCTGATGTGTTTGATGACACCATTCCTCTGGATATGGATGGATTCTTCCGCACAAATAACGAAGCTCTTGAAGGAAATGCGTTGGATATTCGTGAGAATTACAACACCATCGCCAGTGTATTCACCAACTTTGCTCAAAATGTTCGTAAGGATCACCTTTATATTGCTGATCCGCTGCGTAACATCTTTGTTCAGGGTGAAAACGCCAAGGTCATTGACGACCCCACAAAGAACTTTAATCAACACATTTACTGGCCGTTGCGCCATCTATATAGCTTGCTGAACAGCAGCTATGCCTGTACCTATGCTACCTTCCCCAAGGTGTATGATGATGGTCTAGGCAAGCAAACATGGGTTCCGTTCTCCGGATTCGCAGGTGCTGCCATGGCCAATACAGATGATAACTTCCAGCCGTGGTTTGCTCCGGCCGGATTCACACGCGGTGTTCTGTTGGGTGTGAATGATCTACCCATCTATCCTGTCCAAAAGCATCGGGATCAGCTGTACAAGATCAATCTAAACCCTGTGGCGTTCTTCCCAGCAGAAGGTTTTGTGATCTTCGGTCAAAAGACCTTGCTCAAGAAACCCAGTGCGTTTGATCGTATCAACGTGCGCAGACTCTTCTTGTATCTGGAAACAGCCACACGGAATACCATCAAGTTCTTCTTGTTCGAACCGAATACTCTGTTCACAAGGACACAAGTAATCAATGTCCTGACACCGATATTCGAATTGGCCAAGAATACACAGGGTGTATATGACTACTTGATCATATGCGACGAGAGAAACAATACCCCTGATGTAATTGATCAGAATGAAATGGTTGTGGACATCTACATCAAACCTGTACGTGCCGCAGAATTCATCTTGGTCAACTTCTACGCCACACGGACCGGCCAGAACTTCCAAGAACTGGTATCCTAATAAAATATTATATAATATTTGAACACCCCACTTGTTGAAAGTGGGGTGTTTTATTATAAATATATCCAGTGATAACTGTTATAAAGCTTAAGAAAGCCTACGACCCCACAGCCATAATCACACTGGCACTGGAATGTTCCGCACAATTTAAGCTGTTTCATTGGCAAACTTTCAGTTTTGCCCAGCACGAGGCATTTGATAAAATCGGAAAAGATCTAGCCAAATCTTTTGACATGCTTGTGGAAACCCTTCTTGGTCGTTATCGTGAATATGAATACAAGCCATTGAATCTTCAATTGATACCACATTCACCTGAAAATATTTTGGCAAAAATTAATCAATATCTGGAAGTATTGTCTGGTAAAAATTGCAAAATCCTTAACCCAGAAGACACCGATGCCCAAAACATTGTGGAAGAAATCGTTGCAGATCTAAATAAATTAAAGTATTTGTTAACTTTAGAATAAATAATATTATATGGCCGATACATCCCAGACAATTCAAAATTTTTACCGTGTAGTAACTGAACGCGATTTCGCACGTAAATTTAATTTCCGTGTAATCAACATTAATCCGGGCGATAGCAGCAGCCAAGTTTGGAATGAAGATGATTTGGTTTATGTTCGTACTGCCACACTTCCCGGTCGCGAAATCACAGAAGTAACAGTTCCTTATATGGGTCTGGATTTTCATATTCCGGGCAGTGCCAAATATACTGGTAGTGAAGCTTATTCTATGGAATTCTATTGCGATCAAAAGACGCAACTTTATCAAAAGTTCCAAAACTGGACACGGGATGTGTTTGATGATGTCACTAGCACTGGTAATTATTTTGCCGCCAAACAAACATCGGTAATCGATCTTGTTCAGTTGGATAATCAGCTGAACCGCGTTGCACAATACCAGTTGGTCGGGGTATCTCCTCGTACCCTCGGCCCTCTGGAATATGATATTACCAATGGTGGTGAATTTGTAACTTTCACTGTAGCCGTTGCTTATCAATATTTCCGTCGCACCTATCAAAGCTGATACAATCCCCTAAATATTAGGGGAGGTTAATAGCATTAATAATCCTGTAACAGATGCCATTCGTGGCTTAAGCAATAATGTCCGGGGTTTAGCCAACGGACAAAATCCTCTTTTCGCCCCACAAATAACCAGTCTTTTCGGTTTTAACATTCCCGGTGTACCACTTATAAGTGCACAGGAATATTTCCTAGTGCAGATGGAAAGCTGGTTCAGTTCCATACCCATGAACAGTCAATGGGTTGTTTTAATTGATCCTTATCCACGGGCCATTTCCAGTGAAATCATACAAAATCTTGAATATGTCGGGGGCGATAAAAAAGGTTGGGATATTTCTCAACCCAAAGGAATCTTGACCAGTTATTTTTATCAAAAGGTTATAGGTTGCCTTTTTGCTCAAGGAGTGAATATTCCAAATGAAAAATTTGATGTTCAAAACCTCACCATAAAAAATAATAGAGGATTTGTTCCCGGATTGGTTGCAGGAGAACGCACGGGTTATTCTGGTTTACCTCTTGTCATAGAATTTCGTGAAACAAATACATCTTTCATGGACATGGTCATTCGTCCTTGGGTGATTTTGGCTGGCCACTATGGTTTTGTGGCAAGACAAGGAGGTGAAAACGATCTTAGAAACATAAAATCCACCATAACAATTCTTCAATACACAAGATCTTTTCAAAAAATAAGTCAAATACCCAGAAAAGTTTGGACCTTTTACAATTGTGTTCCTACCGGTCTTAGCGACCAGAGCTTAAGCTATTCTCCAGATACTGAATATGAAAAATATCAGACATTTTGGACTTACACGAATTATACTGTACATTCCAATCTTTATCTTGCCCTTCCAAATATTATCAATCGTATTAGCACAGGAACAATTCCGAATGTTTCACCGTTCCAGCAAGGAAATAGCTTTACAACTGGAAATTTACCAAATAATGTAGCTGGATTCTTTTAATTATGAAAAGTTTTCTTTGCAAGGTTTTGATACCTTCAACAGGAAAGTATGAATATTTTCAGGAAATAGACTTTCTGACAAGCAAAACAATAAGCAAATATATCAAGAATAATGATGTTATCGGTTTTGCAAAATGTGTAGAAAACATAGTAAAAACCAATTCAGTCGAACAAAAAAGCTATCATGTGTTGGATATTTTGGCCATTCTTTGTCAACTGCGTTCGTATTGTTATGGGGATACGGTCAAATTAGAGGGGAGAAGTGAAAAAGGAGATCCGGTTTCTTATAAACACAGCATAAATCGTATTTTAAATGCTTCTTCCTTGATAAAAGAATGTGACGATCAGTACATTTATAAAAAAGATCTGGAATTATGCATAGGTTTGCCTCGTAATTTGCTTCCAGATCATGATTTTGACGTTATAAGTCGCAATATTCGTGATTTAAAAGTAGGGTCTGACATAATAAACTTCGAAGAACTTAAAGCTTTTGAAAAGGAAAGAGTATTGCAAAATCTGGATGCCAGTTTTTCTGGCGAAATAATAAAATTTACACAAAAAATAGCAAAATTGTTTGAAAATACCTATCTTTTCGAGGATATGGACATTAAAGATTTTAAAAATATAAAATTAAATCCTTACAACGAATCTCTAGTTCAATATCTTGTGACTATATTCAATTATGATCTGATGAGCATCTATGAATTGGAGTATATTTTGATAAGAAGGCTACGCTTTTCTCTGTCTGATTTGGAAAATATGACAATAATTGAGGCGGAACTTCATCTTAATTTATATAAAAAAGAATTAGACACAATAGAAAACATGCAAAAGAAAAATGGTGTTGAAAAATAAAACCTTGGATTAATTAATTGTATGGCAGAGGTGAATTTAGATAAGGTTTTAAACAAATTAAAGGAATATTCAAGTTCCGATAAGGCGGATTGTTTTGTTCTCAGCAAAAAGGAAAATAAAAAGTTTACCCCTCTCACCGCCAAGCAACAAAAAGATCTAATTGAAGCAGCTGCCTCTGGATCAAAAGCGGCATTTTTGTATCCTAAAATTGTAAACAGCATTCTTTTGGACAACAGTGAAGACCGGGATTTGCTTGTTAGTGACCGATCTTTAATCATCATGGCTCTTCGAGTTCATTCTTTTGGTCCTATTCAAAAAATTGAAAAGGATGGAGACTTTGTAGAGGTAAATCTGCAAAAGATACTGGATAATTTTGATAAAAACACAGAAATCAAATATAAAGAAACATTTACACAGGGACCAATCACGGTGAATTGCAGTGTACCTACGATTGAACAAGAGAACAAGATTTTGGACTCTTATTTGAAGTATCGTTCGGCTGAATTTGAGAACGATTCAAAGATTCAAAAGCTTCTTAGCGAGGTATATATACTGGAAATTGCAAAATATATAACAACCATAGAACTTACTGAAAAGGAACCGATTGTTTTGGATCTTAAAACCCAAAACATAGCCCAAAATATACGAACAGTAGAAAGTCTCACCGCTTCACTTGTGCAAAAAATACTAGGATTTATTGCAAATATCAAAAATTTGGAAAATAATATAACCAGCCAGAAGATTGGTGAGCAAACCGTTGATTTGAATCTAGATACAAGTTTCTTCTCAAACGTCTAAAAAGTATTTTTTTACTAAATATTTTGGATGACAAGTGAAGAGACAATCAATCTCTTAAAAACCATTTCACAGGCAGTTGATAAACTGGCTTCCTTTGAGCGCAAAAAGGGAGATGATAAGCCAGATACAATTGTAAACGAGGATGACAAGCTTTCCTCCACCCTTTCCACGACAGAAAAACGCCGTTGGGAAACCATGAGTAAAATTCTGGCAAAATCCATAAAAGATATTGTTTTTCCAAAAGGAGAAGAAAAAGTTGGAAGACCTGAATTTAAAACTAAAGAGGTTCCTGATTTGGCTCTTAGTCCAACATTCGCAAAAATAGAAGAAGCATCAAACAAATGGCTTAAAATGATTTTAGGTGCTTTGGCACTTTTGGCCGGAATCATATCTGGAGCAATTGCAGAAATAGGAAAACTTTTAAAAGGTTTAAAAATGTTTTTAAGTGAAACAAAACTTGGAAAGTTTATAAAAGAATTATTTTCCTCATTAAAACTTAAAATAATGGAATTGTTGAAACCTATAAGAGAAACAAAATTTGTAAAGTTTTTTGAAAGTTTATTGGGCGAAAGAATTATTAAACCCATTTCTAAACTTTTTGAAACTATAGGCAGATTATTTCGTGTTTTTGAAGCCGGTAAAGGTCCGTTATTCATGATGAAAGCATTTCCCACATTTTTTAAATTTTTTGAAGACTACATAAGAATTGCATCCAAAGTTTTTCAGTTTGGAGCAAAATTAGGAAGACTTTTCGGAAAACTATTGGGACCAGTAATGGCAGTTTTTGAAGTTGTGGTTGGATTAGTTCAAGCATTCACCGATCCTAAACTTCAGGACAAATCTTTTCTTCAAAAAATAGTTACAGGATTCACACAAGGTATTTTAAACTTTTTTGACTTTTTTGAAATTTTTGGTTTGGATCTTTTCAATTTCGATACAATACGAGATCGTATAGAATCTATATTCAAACCTTTTCGAGAAGGAAAATGGCTTCAGGGTTTGCAAGCATTAAATGACCAATTACTTTCAGTTATTATTTCAATTCCCGGAAAAATAGTTGGTTGGATAGTTGGTTGGTTTGATAAGGAACTTGGACAAAAAATAATGAAGTTTTTTGATCGTTTTGACTTGGGTAAATTCAGGGAAGCAATTTTTAAAAGAATAGGTCCAATTTTTGAAAATATAAAATTATTTTTTCAAAGTATATATGAAAAATTAAGTCCATTTTTAGGTCCTCTTTTAAAAATTTTAGGAGGGCCGGTTTATCTTGCTTTTCAAATGTTAAAAAAAGCTTTTGAATATGCCGTTCCTCTCATGAAAGGTATAGGTTCTTTGGTTTCAAAGGTGTTTGGATATATAAAGAATTTCTTTGTCATGATTTTTGAAGGAATAAAAGCTCTTGCAGATAAAATTTCAAAAGTTCCATTCATGAAAAAAATAGGAGATGAGCTAAAAGCCATAGCCACCGAGTCCCAAGTAACAGAAATGTCAGTCCCTGCCCCTGCAGTGGCGGGCTCTCCTTCCAGAGTAATTGATATTACCGGTCAAGAAAACATAGCTTCTGAAAAATTTGATGAACTATTTTCCATGAAAGAAGATAACACCACCGAGGCATTTTCGCTATTTGGAAATCAGGTTGAAAATCTGAATAAAACGGGATCAGTGACAAACAAAATTGCAGTGGATCAACTAAGAGAAACAAAAACATTAAATCAAAAAATTGATATGCTTATAGAGCAATTGGCGAATAGTCGAAATGTTGTAAACAACGTTCTTACCCAAAATTCAGTGAACAGTTTTCCACAATCAACATCGGTATCTGATTTGAGAAGATATCACCGGGAAACCTATTAATTATGTCAAGTTTCGTAGGCGACATTTGGAAGTTTGC